ATCTTTCGTTTTAACGACATCACCGACAGAGATTTCTGCTACATCTTTTTCTATTCCATCAGCGAGTTCCACCTGCACGCCCTCGATGAAACAACTATCCCATACCTCCATCTCCGGCTCCGGCTCTTTCGGCGTTCCTGATTTTGGCTTTGGCCTTGGTTTTGGTGGTTTTGGCTTTGGTGGTTTTGGCTTTGGTGGTTTTGGTTTTTTTACCTTCTTTGTTGGCGGCGGCAGCATCATGCCATCAGCAATCCGATTCAAATCTTGTTCAGTAAGAACACGCCGACCAGATAACACATCAGCTCGGACTTTCGGGCTGATTATATTATCTACGTAGTAATTACTTTTTTTGATTCTGGGATCGGTACGTTTGACTGGTCTACCACCACCAGCCGACTTGACGGCCCCTTTGTGACCGCCTCCTTCCCATCCTCCTTCCAAGATTGGAATACCTTCCGGTGAATACTTACGCGTTGTCGAGCCTTGCTTCTCATCCCGCCTTAGAAGAAGCTCTTCTTCCCCTTCCGTGATGTAAGCAAGTTTCACCTTACCCCGCTTTACAGGGGCTGTTACCTCACCAGCCGACTTGATGTCTTTAATCGCAGCTCTACTATCAGCCAATACAGGAACACCAGAGATTTCCTTTTTAGAAGGGAATCCTTTCATTGCCTCTCTTCGTTTTAGTAGTTTCTTTTCAGGTTCCGATATATAGGCCAAACTAGTAGGTCCAACATTTTGCGGCAATTTAAGCATAGTCATCTCCTAACTCCTCGTGTAGAATAATCTACAACAACGCCTTGTAGTGTTATTGGCTTATCATATATAGAACTATTTTTTATAATCATACCCATGTTTGTACCTACGCCATTAATCTTAACTCTTTCGGAAGCAACAACGGTAACTCCCGTTGAGGAATTAAATAGATCATCTTCATTCCATGCATCAGAAGTAACCGATACACTATACTCTGTAGCAGGTGGGCTAGACCGAGGGCTAAACGTTCCGCCATAATCAAAAGTGGGATAAACACTTAACGTAGTAGATGTATCTGCATTAAGCTCTAACCCTATCTCTCTAAATCTTTTCTTAACTTGCGGGGAGCCGTAATTATGATAAGATGTTCTTATAAAGGAATCAACCGTAAGTCCGTCAAAGCTAGTCCCAGAATCTATACGTCTAACATACCCATCATCAAACCCACCATATAAAACCTCGGACCCATTCGAATCTTCTCCAGAAGCGCAACAAGATAATTGATGAGAAAGAGTAAAAGGCATTATCCCTACATTCTTCCTGTTCATATAAGTCATGGCTAATCCAGTTTTATCATTAAAAAATATCCTATACTGGTTTTTACCACGAACCCTAAGAGATAATACTGCATTATCTTTTTTCTTCTGTATATAAGGATCAATCTTTTCAGATGTAACTGAAGATTGGAAGTCACCATAATACTGCACGGTAAAGATAGAGGTTATACCCCTATCATCTAGGAAGAAAGTCTGATCCATTTTCTGCATAGTATATGGAATAGCTCCGGTTCCAGTATGGAATCTAGTCAAATTCCAATCTGCCGAAGAACTTCCATATAACATGTATGTATCATTCCTAGTAAAAATAGACATTACTTCTTTTACTTCTATTGAAAACCCAGATACCTCATCCCCTAATGTTATCTCTGCAGCTCCAGTAATAGGACTCCACTGTAGTGGCTTAGCTATACTTGAGTGTTGAACGGATGCTCCTGGAAATGAAAAGAATAAATGTTTTTTATGGGCTATTACGTGCTGAGGAGTATCTGTCTCCATACCGGTCTGAATTTTTATAAAGGTAGTACCATCATAAGAGAACCCATTATCTACGGTACTCACACCGTACATAGATAGAGCCGCAGAATTTCCCTTAAAGTTGTAAGTTACAAATTCGTACTTACCTCCAGGAGATAATGTCTGTGCGTACTGGGTGCCATTAGCCTTTGCTAAACCTCTAGAAGATGGTTGAGATGCTCCATTTACATCAGCTCTATTATTACCACCTACTTGTATTTTCTCACCATCAGTCCATGTTCCAGTATTCCCACTTATAGATAGGTATCCAACTGCATCGTCCCCATCCCAACTACCGCTAGACAAAAGAACACTTTTAACTGTAGCGGTTTTACCTGACGTAACACCAGTGATAACATCATCCTCTTTTATCTCTACAGTGCCAGCATCAAACGCTAAAGTAGGAGATGATAGGTCTTCATTATCGACAAACGTGCCAGTTATTCCAGTTAAAACAACAACACCCTTTGCCCCAGTTTCCCATAGGCCTGAATAAGAAACAGCAGCTACAGTACCTGATGCTCCAGCAGCCCCAGTTACAACAGACCCAACAACAAACTCTCCATTTGTAGTGGTCCCATCAAAATTTAAAGCTGTTCCTAAATCTACTTCTGACCAACCAGTCGATGTTGATTTATACATTCCAGCTGTAGCGGCACCAGACTTATTTCTAAATGCATACACATTACCACTAAATACCCATACACCTAAAACGCTACCCTCACCGGGCACTATATTAATAGTGCTTCTTTGGTCCTCTATAGCAGTTCGTAGTTCACTAACAAGAGAGGCATCCGCATCAGCGTCTCTTATTACTGGTGGACCATAGGAAAGAGCGGTGGCAAGAAGACCCATTATCCAACCCTAAATACTGATAACTGCCCATAATGCATCTGAAAATTTTCAGAGTTACTCCCATGTCCGTTCTTAACTTGTGCCAACACATCTGTATAATCAGTGTGTCCAGTTGTATCAATTATTCCAGAGGCGGAAGCCATGTTATCTAAAGTTGCAGCTACTTTTTGAACAGCAGCATCATAACCGGGATATGCTACCGAACCACCATCAGCCTGGGTTGCAATCCTAAACGTCCATACCACAGTATCAGTTCCTGTCTGAACAAAACTTACGCCCAGATTGACCATAAACCATCCCTTGTCGTATATTCTGATTCTATCGTTTGCAAAATCAGCATCCGATCCCACGGTTGTTGATGATACAGTGCCGGTATCGTCAGGACCATTAGCACCAACTGAATCAGCATTCCAATCTATTGTTGCTGTTGCTCCTGATGCAACTGCTTGGCTTGCAGGAGTCCCTGCTGGTGAATATATTGTCGCAAAACCACCCATCCCAGACTCTGTAAATTGTCTGACCATTTGAGCGGTGATAGCCCCTGTAGTATTGTCAGCAAAACTAGTCCCGGTTAAAACCGCCCTTGTTTTTCTTAATGCTGCTGGTGTTGCGCTACCCATTATTTATACTCCACATTAAATGCGCTTCCAAAAGCGCTGTTCTTGTTTAAAAAATACATTGTTTCTCCGTCTTGAAGAGTGCCACTTACTACTGTAAAATATATATACCCCTCCGCATTTGAATTAGAAAATGATCCAGCTGACGCATCGCCAGTTACATCTTCAATGCTAACTTGCAGCACAGAACCTAAAGTGCCACTAGTTCCCCCTTTAAGTAAATCGCCAACTGAAGGAATTTGTAGATCAAAAGCACTACTAAAAGCACTGTCGAATACCGAGTCTCTAGCAGTACCAATAGTAAAAGGAATTCTATAAAAGGTTATTTCGGAGGGTAATGTTTGCCCGTCAAATCTTTCATACCCATCTAACCTTCTATATCTTCCACGAATGTCTACTTCAAAATTATTAGCAGCAACTAACTCGCCAGGCCTCATAGATAAGGCAGGATCGACCATATTAATCCCACCCTCGAAAGGAAAATAATTAGACTTCAAACCAGAAGGCCTGATCTCTCTTCTAGTTAGTCTGGTCATTGCGGAACTACTGTAAAATTAGATATATCCTGCGCCTTAGAAAACCTTCTATTCTTTTGCCCCGGTAACTGATCAGCCTCAAGCTTGTCTAGCAAATCCTCAAACTCAGCTAATGCACCGGATAAAATTTCAGGAGCATCTTCATTTTCAGCATAGTATATTTTCGCTCTCGATGTTATTATCTTATGCAGTCTTGGGGGTATAGCCGATACATCCGCATTTGCCGCTAGTTCAGTAGGAGTTGCCCAATACGCAACAGAAATAGCTGTAGTTGCATCTGGGGTTGGGTATACGTCTATAACATTATCAGGCTTTACTGAGAATACTTCTGGTGTGCCTGATTCAACTACGCCCATCTTATACTCTAAATTGTAATCATCCCAATCCATGTACTCCAGCTCTTGATAAGAGTCTGTAGCTTTGGAAAAAACAATAGCATCCAGTTTCCAATTACCTACATCACTTGGAGATGTCAATGTGGATGTTCCAACAACTGGGGTAATAGTAGCTTCTGTCCACAAGAAATCCCAGTTAAACCACCTACTTTGTATGTCTAAATCGGCTTGCTTCACATAACGCACGACAGCATTCTCTTCCTCTGAAAGGGAAGTTGATGTAACATCGTCTGGCCCTGTTCCTGGGATACCAATATCCCTCGCCATATTCTGACACAAAACTAAGTAAGTACTCATATCAAATTTTTCACTATTCTATTGTAAACATCGTTAGGGTTTATCTTTGCAGCGCACATTGCTCCTCCAGTCTCACTATCCCTATTGCAGGTGTCAAATCCATAATGCATTTTATGGCATGGAAAACAAAAATTATCATAATGATCGGGCTCTAACGAGGTTGTATTCTTCCAATGCTTAGAAAGATTTTCTTTAGATGAATGAGATAAAAGAACTATTTTATGGTTATTTAAAGAAGATGCAGCATTTAGAACCCCTGTTTCAGGACCAACAATAATAGAACAATGTGGCAAAAACGAAAGAGTATTTCTAATACTCCATTCTCCTGATTTGGTTATAACCCTTTTCTCTTTTTCCCACCCAGACTCTAAGAGCTTGCAAAGTTCGTCACCAATAGTAATAAAAGAAATATCATTTCTTAATGACAAAACTTTAGACATCACAGTATCAGTCCAAGGGTAGACTTTATGAACAGAAGAGCCAGACAACGCCCATAAAATAACATGCTTAGACTTTATCTTCCTTCTGGTTTTTTTGGCCCAATCCCTTTCCTCTTTGGTAGGGAAAAATCTTGGATTAAATACATGGGGGACATCAGCTATATCATGAATTCTTTCCATATAGTTAACATCACACAAATCATGTACTTCTTCTTTAGTGAGGTTATAAAACTTTGGGCTCCCTGGAACCCTCGTATTTACCCCATAAAGCTTTTCAGTTCTATCCCCTACTAACAAAAGAGAGCCTTCTATAGACTCTGATAACTGAATAAATTTATCAAAACACGGAGACATCTTCTCCCAATATTCTGTTAGCATATCAATAGATATTTGATCAGTTCTCTGAACTAAAAGCTCATCTATATTGGGGTCGCTCTTGCATATATCCTCACCTCTTTCTGTAACATTTACACATACTCTATAACCCTGATCTTTTAGCAAAGGTAGTATAGATGCTACTTGTATCATATCGCCAAAACCACCGTATCTAACAACACATGCAGTCTTAACTCCCCTCTTGCCCCCAAAATCTTGGGGAACAAAATCATTTACATCCTTTTCAGGAACTACTATTTTTTTCACTGTTTATTTAAAACGCCCATCCTGCTATGACGCCGCTTCCTCTAACCATTTCACC